CATCCCTTCTACCACCATTCGGAACTGCAAAGAGAAGCAAAGCCAGACTCGGGTACTGAAGCCTGAACCATGTCAGGCAATCGTGCTGAATCTGGCTTTCTGATTGTGGTGTAGTTTGCTTTTTCATATCATTACAGTTTAAGCAACCTTTTTGTAGTTTCTTCATCTATAAAGTTTGTCCATCCCGCCTCATAGAACCTGATAGCGGCTTCTCTGAGGGTCATCTTTCCACCCTCAACATATTCTTTCAATGATTGCAGTATAGTTCTCATAATTTCTGACTGAATAAGTTCACAGCCATATCCACTACGCTCTCCTTAACCACATCGTCCGTTCCGGTCACTCCGTTAGCGATGTTCTTCTTGGTTTGGATCACGTCATACATATAGCGGTCAATCGTATCTTTTCCTAAATAGTAGTAACAGTTTACGTTATTCTTCTGACCGTTACGGTGTGCCCTGTCCTCTGCCTGCTCACAGTCTGAAAACGTCCAGGGGAACTCGATAAATGCAACACGGCTGGCAGCGGTAAGCGTCAAGCCCGTACCTCCTGACTTATAGTTCAGAATTATCAGCTTGCATTCCGAATCATTCTGGAAGCGGTCCACTGCATTCTGCTTCTGAACCGCATTGTCATCACCCGTCACGGTAACTGCATCGGGAAAATGATTCTTCAGCTCCATTACAACCTCCTTGAGATAAGCAAATACAATCAGCTTTTCACCTCCGTCTATCACATCATGGATAAACTCAGAGAATACCTTGATCTTACCTCTTGCAGATATGGATTTCAGGATTCCCATCTTCACCATGACTTCACCTCTCAGAGCCTTCTGAATCTTTTCATCATCAGCATTCTTATAAGTGCGGAGATACTGAATAAGGTCGGCTTCTGCCTTGTCGTACTCCTTACGGTTAGTAATGTCCACCTCGATGTACTGACGTGACTTGTCCGGAAGCTGGGTAAGTACCTTAGCTTTCTCCCTTCGGAAGAAACAAGTAGTTGATAATCTCCAATTAAGCTCCTTCACGTTAGAGCTTTGCTTCGGCCCGGCACAAAACTTTTCAATGAAGTTTTTATACCCTCCAAAATCTTCCAGACGTCCCATAATCTTCAACTGCTGGATAAGGTCCGTATTGTTGTTTACTACCGGAGTACCCGTAAGCTCCAACACATATTCCTTACCCTTACATATTCCTTCAAGGAACTTGCTCTGCTGCGTCTTGCTGGACTTGCACTTGTGGCTCTCATCTATCACCACAGACTTGAAAAGCGATATACGCGGATCGAAAGTAATAGAGCGCATGGTAAACCGTGCATCATCTTTTATTCCCTGTACGAAGAACTTCTTCAGACTCTCGTAGTTGGTTATGAATATATCGCATAAGGCTGTCCCGTCCGCCTTTTTCTGTTCGTAGAACCGTTGCCAACTTGACTTGTTCTTGTCATCAAGAATGATCGCCTGCTTTCCGGCAAACTTCTTGAACTCTCTCTGCCAGTTTATCTTTAAAGCTGCCGGACAAACAACAAGGCACGGATACGCCTTTGCTATCGTAACCGTGCCTATCGCCTGCAACGTCTTTCCCAATCCCGGCTGATCACCGAAGATACACCGCTTATGCTGTAAAGCGTAAGCAATGCCTTCCTTCTGATATTCGTAAGGTTCCAGAAGAAGTCCATGCGGAACCGTCAGTTTCGGCAAATCTGGTATCGTATAATCATTGACGACCTTAGTTGATACCGACCGCTGCACACGGCTGCATATCCTTGCCGATACAGCCCACTCTCCCATCTTATCCACATACCACTTATCTTCCAAAGAAACCTTCCAAGCCCTTTCATCAGGAATGTAAGCAGCTTTCGGATTCTTAGCGACGCTCGGGATTCGATGTACTAAGTCTTTCAGTGTGGGATGATAGGGAAATGCTATCTTATAGCAATTTGGGGTTTGCGTTACACAAAATGGGTACAACATAGTATTATGATGCTAACTGAGTTGTTTTAGAACGATGGGAGCTTCTGGGTTTGATTTTCTTACCGTTTACCTCTATCGTCACTTTCGAGTTATCCATTATCTTCTGAAAAGCTTCAATGTCCGGACTGACCGGAATTTCAGGCTGAGCTTCCGGTATTTCGTCTGCCTGAACATCAGCTGCTGCCTGTTCCTCAAACGGAAGTTCCTGCTGCACAACCTTCCATTTCTTATTGAAGATATACTCATTCACTTCATAGCAGCATGACTCTATGGCCTGCTCCAGCTCAAACTGAAACGCATAGTCCTCGTTTTCATCTGCGAACTTGGTAAAGGGTGCGTTCAGGTTCAGCACCTTGTTACTTTTCAGAAACCGTTTTCCGGTAAGTGTTACTCCCCTGCTGTCTCCGTCACCTCCTACCGTATATCCGGTCACCTCGAGGATGCTGTCTATATTATCCGGCATATCTTCCAGAAATTTCTTTCCATCCGCTTCCTTCTGTTCGCAAAGGAAAGCCATATGAGGAACCAGCGCCTTGAAAGCATTAATCAAGTCGCTTGTCACGAGGTTCTTGCCCTCAACCGTAACAGTGCCCGTTTCATCCGTATAAGTAGCAACGAGGGTATTATCCTTCGTCACTTTCGCTTTTGTTATATTCATGTCCTTATCTCCTGTATTTATATTCGTTAATAAACTCCTGATAATACAAGTCATCGGGAAGAGGAAGCGATATTCCCAGTTCAGTTGCAGCATCCGCTTTTACCTTATTCAGGAAATCCGTCATCTGTAAAGTGTTCAGCCGTGACGTACTTCCGGCAATAACCGTTTCCTTTCCGTTGATTACAGCCATCCTGCGAAGGAAAAGGTTACAATAGTAGTCATGCACATCCTGCTTGTCTGTTCCGGTTTCCTGTTCGATGCAAGTAAACCAAAGCCACATTAAAGCGTTCTGACTGATAGTACGTGGTTCCGTATACCGCTCAATGGTAACTTTGTAGCGTCCGTTTCGAAGCTGGCTGCACATGAAGTCGAAAGGCTTGTCAATCCTTACTACTCCCTTTTCCTTCACCAGAATAGCTGTCTGACTCATTCTTCTGCAAAAATCTTTTTATCGGTTATCAAATCTCTATTCGCTTCCAGAAACTCAATGAAATGCTCCACGTGCTGCGTGAGCTGCTTCACGGTCTGTTCGTGATTGTAGGTATAATATTCCGGATAACGTGTCCCAGAAATAAGCGGAGTGCGGCTGGTACCGCCTTTCAAAGCAAAGGCCGTATATTCAAATGCGCTCACGCTCTGCATTTCCCCTGAAGCTATCAGGCAGTAAGGATATACATGCCGCTGCCATCCGTGTTCGTACTTTCCGAAGCTGTACGAGCTTGTCGTCTTGATGTCATATACCACGTCACGTTTCAATTCATCGATGAATCCGTAAAGCTCCACATCACCGTATCGGGTAGGCAGGATTGCTGACACATATAGCTGACTTGCAGCCCCGTCGAAATACTTAGCCTGTTCATATACCCAGGCACGATCGAATAAGAAGTTACGCATGGGTGCCAGCTCCGTAGCCGGGAAAGTAACCTGAACTGTATTCGTTTCCCTGTCTCCAATAATGGAATACGGTGCCCGCTCTGTTGGCACATGCGGCTCATTATGTACAGCCATATCAATAAGCGCATTGAAAGCCGTCCCTTTATCGGCTGCTTCGCTGGAAAACGGTACACGGTTGATCGCGTCAATCAATGACTGCTTCAGTTCCGCTTCAATCTCTTCCGGAGAGCGCTTGTACTCTCCGGTTTCGTTGTCAATATTGAAGAAGCTGTCCACCTCTTCATCCGCCCTCAGATAAGCCTCGAACTTATCCAGAAGTGACGGATACATTCTGTACTTAGGCTGCTTCATACTGCTTGCTGACTTTATTCAATTTCAATCCCAGTTCCTTGCATCGCTTATTCAAGAGAATGCCAGCCTGTATCTTGCTGTCAAAGATGTGCTGCATACCTGCAAGTGATTTAGACACGTTGTTTGCCGACTCCACATCATTTACCATCTCAATCTGTGCCTTGATGACCTCCATCAGGTCTTCATATTCGGAAGAAAGCTCCGTCTGCTTTGCCTGATACTTTGAATAAGTGTTGATGATATTCGTCATGAAGTTGTTCTCTCCAATCAATTCTCCCTTGTCATTGATAAGGGTTGGAATCTCCATGCGCTCCGGAAGGTTGCAGGTGTTCTTCCCGTAGAACTTCTCGCAAGGGTTGAAGGAAATGGTACGTTTCTTTCCGATGGCTTCCATATAGCCGACCAAATCCAGCTCCTTAATCAGGTCACCGGCGGAAGAGCCACCGATTTCAGGACGTATCTGCTTTTCATCCCCAACCTTCTCCTCACGTTCATGAGCAACGAATATCACCGACTTGCCCATAAGAGATACCTGGTTGACAAAGTTGATGAACATGTTCTTCCGCAACCCGTATCCCTGGAGGGAAAGCGTGCCGTCTGCCTTGCGCATCTTAGGATTGTTCTGCATGATGTACTTATCCATGAAGGAAAGCATCTTGCCCGCTGTATCAATCACGATTGTCTGGTACCCCGCAATGTCAGGATCTTGCATCACTTCATCGACTTCCTCCCATTTGCTTATCTGTACCGTATCAACACGGTGTGCAGCGTTCACACGGTGTATGCCTCCATCAAAGTCAAGCAAAAGCGGATGAGGTGCGCTCAACGCCAATGTGGTCTTTCCCATACCCGGCTGTCCGTAAATAAGTGCTGATAAGTTGGTCTTAACAACCAGTTCGTTCGGTTTCTTAATAAGTCCCATAATCAAAAAATTTAAGTGGTTAATATTGATTTATCCTTTTGTCCTGAAAGGCGGCCAGACCTCTCCGGACGTGCTTTCATCCCATTGCAGCTCTAAGCTGCGCTGACGGACCATACTTCAGGTCATCCAACTGCTTAATGGAAAATATTTTAGGAGAGTTCTGATAAACTCCCTTACGTACCCATTTTGCAGCTCCAATAGCTATCTGATGATCAAGCCATCCCTCTCCGTATTTGCGACATGCCTTGGAGTAGGTTATTTCATCAGAAGTAGGATCGTTACGCCTGATATATTCCTCTACCGCTTCCTTTGCGGTTTCACGTATGATTATCTTTAACTGCCATGCGTCAATCTCCATCTGCTCTCCTCCTTATCACTCTGGTTACTCTTGCTCTTGT